GCCCACTTCTTTCTTTGCAACCTCAATGATTGCTTCTAGACTACCTTTTGCTGCCATTTTTTCCTCCTATAGGTATCTATCTATTATAGCATTAGTAGGCTTTGTGTGTCAAACGATAATGAGTTCTTATTCTGTGACAGTTAGCACAGACTACCTCGCACTTTGCTATTTCTTTTTTAATAGCTGCCCAAGAAAATCCATCGTGAATCATCCTTGAGATATTGTATTTTTTATCATATAGGTGATCAAAGTCTAAAACAATATGATTGTTAACTCCACAATCTACACAGCCAGAAGACTCTTTTATTTCAGACAGTCTTTTTTTAAACTGCTGCTTATTGTACTGAACCAACTCTTTGTCAGTCATAGGCTTTAAGTATATCAAATAATATTAAGCCCCACACAGGCAATTCACCTGACTTGCGCCACGGTCTCTATCCAATGGGTAACTAATCCATCACTAAGGTCCTGTGTGGGGACTATTATATTGTACTACTTGATTTTGATTGTCTTAGGCTTCTTTTCTTCAGGAACAATACGATCAACACTGATGTTTAGCATACCGTCCTTGAGCTCTGCCCCAGTTACTTCCATATACTCACCAAGAGCAAATGATCGCACAAACTTACGACCAGCAATACCCTTATGAACTACTTCAGCATCTACTACTTCTGTAATTTCACCCTTAATGATTAGAGTTCCATTATCTACTGAGACATCAATATCTCCCTTTGAAAAACCAGCTACCGCTAGTGAGATCTGGTATGTATCTTCATCTAATTTAAGAAGATCATAAGGAGGATATGATTGTGAATTTGTTTGATGTAGTTGGTTTAAACGCCCCAACTCTCTATTGAAGCCAATAAAAAAAGGATCATTGAATAGATCCATAGCATACTTTGTTACCATTTTATTCCCCTTTCAAGCGAATAAGTTACTGTACCCCCGTAGGCAGTACATATATATTATATCATACCCTGTAGGTTTGATGAACTCCTATAAATTCTTCATACTCTTTATTTAACTCTTGAATATATTCTAATTCTGATACTATTTTTTCAATTTTAATTCTATCTGCATCCTTGCTTCTTGGGTAATGACCATCATATTTATCTTCCCAAAGCTTACCAGTTAAAGATATATTGTTAAACTTTTCTTCAAAATTATCATTTAACTTTATATTAAAAATATCAGACATCTTTATAAAATGAGGTAGAGTATTATCAACTATATTGTTAAATTCTGCTACATATATATGATCATAATTTTGTTTAGCATACATCATGTATTTTTTATAAAGTTCAGATGAAACTGAGGCTGAGTATCTTATATCTTGATCAGACATATCAGGTTTTACATCAAGCTGTTTATTTATAAAAGAAGATATAGCGTCCTCTGGTTTTCTAAATACAGTAACGTTATATATCTCTTTTATACTAAATATTTCTGGAATATGAACAGTCGCATAACCAATAAACAAAACCTTAGATGAAACATGACCAAGATATACGTTAGCAGACCTTGGGAAAGAGTTAAAAATTATCTGACTCATAAATTCCTTTCATAGTTAATTGCTGGTCTGGCAAGACTTGAACTTGCGACATGGGCATTAACAGTGCCCCGCTCTGCCAACTGAGCTACAGACCAAATCCATTTACTTAGAGATGTAAGGATATCCCAAAACCTTTACCAACTTTGAAGCAAAGTCAGAGAAAGTTGTGTTGGTAGACTTTAGGTAAGACGATGCAGAAATTACAGTTGCTCCTGAAGTTGAATTTGTTGCACCCTGTGATCCATTATATCTTACAATAGAGATGTCTCCTGGAGCAACAATATCAAGTCCAGGACCTCTATTTGTATTTCCTGCAAAGTTATTATAAACTGTTGGAGTTTGTGGAAATGCAGCAAGTGCACCAACACCAATTACACCATTTACACAAGATGGAAAACCAACAATTGTTGTTGATCCATTATTACCAGTTGCAGCAAATGTTGGAATATTTTGTGCATTTAATGATGATACAGCATTAATTGTTACTAAGTCCTTAGAACATGCTAATAAATTGTTTGATGATGTTCCTGATTGACTAATAGACAAAGCATCAATACTATACTTTGATGCATTCTTAGATACCCAGTCAATCGCAGAAGCTAATGACTGTGGCTGATTGCTTGAGTTACCCTGTGCTGTAATGTCTGCAATTCTAACAAAAACTATCTTAACATTTGGATTAATTGCTAAAGCTGCTTGTGTCATGTTGTGACCATGGTACGTATCATTAGTTATAGCTGCAGGCCATACCTTTGAGCTTGCTGAACCAACACCTTCCATAAAACTTAGTCCATTTGGACATGATCTATTTACAGTAAAGCATGCTTCGTAAATAACAGCAGGAATCTTTTTTGAGTCAATTGCTGTATCAATAATTGCTAAGACCTTTTGATCTTGTGCGTGTGCTGACTCAACTGCCATTAGTGCAAGTACTGCTGATAGTGCTACGATTACTAGTTTCTTCATTTTGTTACCCCTTTTTTGTTTGTTGTTATTGTTGTTTGATTTTAAAAACTACTTGACAAGGGTCTCCGCCCTCTTCCCATTCTTGCATTTCTTCATCTGTCATGTAACTGTCACCTTCGTGTGTGTTACAAAATGGTTCTGTTATCCATCCACGCTTGATTCCATTTTCCATCCAGATTTCAAATTCATCATAGTCAGACTCCAATGCCTGAATATCTTTTAATATTTCTTCAAACTCTTCGTTCATATTATAAGTATACCCTTATCCCTGAATGATGTCAACTGGACCAATACAAGATGTACTGTATGCAACCGCTGCATTTAGTGCCAGAGTCAGACGACGCTTGGGATCTTTATGATTTTGGGTAGCATGAAGAGAACCCATAGCGAAGTCTGCCCCAGATCCTATAGCACAGAAATCTCTGTCATAGGAAACCAATGTAAGGCCATCTGCATCATGTTCATACAGCTTTCCTTTTACTCCAATCAATAGGGATAGTTCGCTATCTTTACCGCCAATATCCCACTCACTGTAAAAAGCCTTTAGTGATTTTAAGAATTTTCCATGCATAAACTTATCAGGGCTGCCCTCTAATGCAGGTGGAACAAAGTTGTATTGAATAATCTGTCCATCAAATGTTCCTGCAAAACCAAAAACATAAGGTCCTGACTTCCATACCTTTGGTTTATCAATTGGCACTATGTAGCTACCCTCAGAGGCACCACGTTCTCCAGCAAGATATACCTTACCGTCCTTCATTATTCCTGCAATACAAGTCATGCCTACCCCTAAGTTTACTGTATTACCAGTATACCAGAGGTAGGCACGAGTGTCAATTAGCCTAAAATATGACTAATTAGCTTTTTTATCTACAGTTTTAAATGCATCATTTATTTCTGCGATAGTAAGCTTGCCATCGTCCAAAAAAGCTCGTGCCAGTCTTTCAATAACTGTTGCCACGCCTAATAGACCTGCAAGCATTACTGCCTGAATTGTATCAATTCCTACTACTGCTCCAGCACCAAGTACTGATAGACCAGAAGCAGCAAAGACTGCTACGATACGCATCAAAACATTTGTCAAAGCTTTTTGTGGGTGCTCCTTTTTTGGAGCTTCTACTAACTTCTTTCTAGTTGTCATTTTATTTTTCCTTTCGTAGTGGTATTGTGATTAGCCATACAACTGTGGTTGCAAGCACTGCAATCCCAACAATGTCTCTGGCTGATCCTGTTAATGTTAGCCATGCTATAAAGAAACCAAGAAGAGTAAAAGCTTGTGCGATTACTTCAACTCCAGCGTCTTTCAGCCATGTGAAGAATCCCTTCACAACTTTTTTGATTATTTTCATATTATCTCCTCATCCCAATCATTACGTTTGCAATCTGTGAAACAATGATTACTGGAATAATGACTTCCTGGGCCTTTTCTCTCTGATCATCTGTCATATCGCTACCTAACTCAGAGAAATTAGATAGTAATTCTGCTACATCTACATCAAGCACTGCTCCAATTGGGTCTGCTAAAAATGCTTCTGTTTGTACTTCTGTTACTGCATCTGCTAATGTAAATGGCATTGGTGTATCCCCTGCAGATTCTGCTCTGTCAGTAAACTCAACAAATGCTTCAGCAAGTGCTGGGTTAGATTTCATCTGCTCAGCAATTTGTGCAACTTCTGATGGTTTAATACCAAGATCTTCTGCAACTTCTACCTTTGCTTCTTGCGTCAATGCTTTAAGGGTTTGACTTACTGCTGTAATTTGTTCAGCAGAAAGAGTAACTAGCTTATTATCTTTGCTTGTAAGGTTAGCAATAACTCCAGACAAGTCTTCTGCTGTCCCAGTACCCTTTTCAGGAATAAGTTCTGCTAAAACTTCATCTTTAATTTCTACATCTGGCTCAGTCCATGGGTTTTCTTCAGGCTCAGGATCTGGTCCTGGTTCTGGTGAAGGTTCAGGAGTAGGCTCTTCTGTGGGTTCCTCAGTAGGCTCTGCAGTTGGTTCTGTAGTTTGTTCTGGATCTGGTGTAGGTTCTATTGTAGGTTCAGGAGTTGGCTCTTCTGTAGGCTCAGGAGATGGCTTTGGCGTAGGACTAGGCTTTGGTTCCTCTGTAGGCTCTTCTGTAGGCTCAGGGCTTGGTTCCTCTGTAGGCTCTTCTGTAGGCTTTGGAGATGGATCATCTGTAGGTTCATCTGTAGGTTCATCTGTAGGTTCAGGACTTGGTTCTGGGGTGGGTTCTGTGGTAGGCTCTGGAGTTGGTTCTGGAGTAGGCTGATTGGCTGCAGCGTTAGCTGCTGCCTGAGCAATAGCAGACTGAATCTCTCTTTGTAATTGTGCTTCATAGTAATGCCATGCGTTATCAATCGCACTATTAACATTATTTATTGACTGCTCGTATGCATCTTCAGCATTATTTTTATTTTGCAATGCAGTCGCAACATTTAAAACTGAGTTGTTATATTCGTTTGTTTTATTAATTAATGTTTGATTGTAACCATTTAATGTTGAAACTGCTTGATTATAAACATTTATTTTATCATTATATACATCTTGTGCTAAGTTCTTTGTGGCAAGTGCTTGGTTATAATCATTTATCTGCTCCTGTGTTGCACCTGGTCCAGAAGAAAATGTTTCAAGATTACAACTAAAATTTTCTCCCCATACTCTTGGATTTCCAGCATAGTCACATCCTGCTCCAGTCCATCCTCCAGGAATTGCCCATCCAAGGTGATATGAACCTGGGCCTCCGCCGTTATACCACCATATTTCTACATCTAAAGTCTTGTCTTCACTAACATCATATACTGGAGAATAATTGCTCCATCTTGCCCCCTGCTCTACCCAGTTATTTACTGCAAGTTGTCCATCAACATACATTCTAAAACCATCATCTGTATAGCCTGCAAAATATGTTGATGTGAACCAAGACGGTACTGCTATTTGACCAGTGAACTTAACTATAAAGTTTTCATATCTGTTACCACAAACTGGTAGTTGCATGTGGCTTGAGTTCCAAGTACCAGAACAAAGAACAGATCCTGGGGTAGCAACATTATCCTGTCTAACAAGAGTATAAACAGTGTATGCCAAACCTGTTCCTCCAGCAGACTGCATGTTAGATTGTGCTGTTTGTAGATTAATGTTGGCTACTTCAAGTGCATCTAGTGCATTATTCTTATTAGTTAGAGCAGTGTCTACTGTGGCTGTTTGTCCATCTACTGCTGATTGCGCTAAGTCTTTTTCTTCAAGTGCCGTAGTTTCTGCGTCAAGAGAGTCATCATATAGGCTAGAGGTTTGTGTCTTGGCTTCTTCTGCAGATACGGCAAGATCATATTTGGCTTCTGCCTCTTGAATTAAAGATATAAATTCATCCTTATATCCAAGGTCGTCTATGCTGTTATTTAGTTCCTCAATTTGCTGAGCAGCAACTGTTAGCGGATCGTCAGAGTGGGCCTCTGTAGGAGCTATAAGAAGCCAAGCAAAGGCAAGGGTAAAAACGGTTAATATACGCAAGAGCTTTTTCAAGTGGTGTACTCTCCTCTTGCCTATTATATCAAATTATTCAGTTAGACATATGAATAAAAAGAAAGGGAGCCAGTTTCCTGACTCCCAAACTTTTAAGTTATTGTTACTTAACTAAAGCAACCTTAGCCTTTGGATTCTTCTTGTTCCACTGAGTGGCCAACTTGTTAAATGCAGCCTTCATGGACTTAATCGCTGCAGCATTATCTGCAGTCAACTTAGCAATCTGTGCATCCTTAGCAAGAAGAGCAGCATCTGATGCAGTCTTTGCATCAGCAAGTGCCTTTGCACCTGCTGCCTTTTCTGTTGCTACAGCATCTGCTACAGCCTTATCTGCAGCAGCCTTTGCATCTGCAATTGCCTTATCTGATGTAGCCTTTAGATCAGCAAGTGCCTTGGCATGTGAAGCCTTTAGTTCTGCAAGTTCTGCAGTAACTATTGCAAGTGAAGCATTAGCTGCTTCCAACTCCAACTTGAACTGTGCGATAATCTTATCTGCAGCAACGCCTGCTTCTGCAAGTGCCTTTAGAGCGCTTGCTTCTGCCTTCTTTGCATCAGTTGCTTCTGCTGTTGCCTTTAGTAGGTCAGCATTAGCCTTTGCTAGGCTTGCTGCTAGGTCTGACTTAGCCTTAACTTCTGCTTCAAGCTGAGCCTTTGTAGATGCATGTGCAGCCTTCTCAGCAGCAAGCTCTGAAACTAGATCACGAACTGCAATTTCTGCAAATGGTGAAAGTGTACGAGCAGGAAGTCCAACTACGTCTGCAGATGTTGCATCAGAAGATGTTGTTGGAGCAAATGTGATAAGTGAGCGTGTTCCAGTTGCTGGTAGTGTTGCAGTAAATTTTGCAACTCCAAAATCTGAAAGTGTTGCACCAGTTGTTACTGTTGCTGTATCTAGTGTTGCTGATGCAGCAAAGACTGCTGCTGTAATTGACTTACCAGATACCTTGTTACCAAATGCATCTGTTGCTGTAACTAGAATATCATGCTTTGTACCAGCAGCTCCTGCTGATGGAGCAGATACTGTTAGGTTGTTGATCTTTCCAGCAGTTCCCTGTACATAGTATGTAAGAGTTGTTCCACCGTTGTTGATTACAACTGTACCAATTGCTGTTGTCTTTGTGTAGACAAAAAATGTTGCAGTATTTCCAGTACCTGTTGCAATTGTCAAAGATGATGATCCTGACGATGCTCCTACTGGTGCTGCTGATGTGTGTAATGCAGACACGATTGTTGCGTTAGTTGCTGAAGCAGTAACTGATGTTCCTGTTGCAACTGTTGCTACAAAGCGCAATGCATCTGCTGCATCAATTGTGTTGTCCTCTGGGACTGGCAATGAAGCAGGTGTAGCAATTACACCATTAGTTGTATTTGGTGCAGAGTTTAGCGTTACTGCAACAGTCATTACCGTTGCATTCGCAGGTGCTGCTGCGACAGTTCCCAAAGTCATGGCTGCAGCCACGGCAAGGGCGATCTTCTTAAATGAATTCATTTTTCTCCTTGTTATATTAGTTTTAGGTTGTCAAGAAAGCTCTTGACATCTTCAGGCATTTGCCTGTCTTCCAATTCTACCATAGCCCTCTGCTGTCTTGCAACTTTATCCGCAGATCCCCAGGTATGAATATCTATCTCAATATTCATTTCCTTTGGGGTATGTGATATGGCACCAAATACTGCCCCACAAACAGCATCTGCTAAGTCCTTAGACTTCTTTCTAGGGTGATCTACACGATTACCCTTCATGATCTTAAGCTCTGACATTTCCTCCAGAAGCAGGGGAATCATGGGCATAGCAATACGCTCTTCATAGATCATCATTGCTAAATCTTCGTAGTGTTTTTTGGCAACAGAAACAGTATCAGTTCTTATTCCTACCTGTTTAAGCTCTTGTTGAATATCGTATGACTGCCAACGGTCAAATGAAACAATACCAATATTAAAACCTTGTCTGCGTAGATTAATAATCCATTGCTTTACTTCAGATAGATTAACTGGACCCTCTGCCTTTGGTTCCCACCATGCTACTGCATCTACTACAACTATTGGCGCTACCTGTTCATAATCTTTAATTACCTGGATATTTACCCATTTATCTACGTGAGCAATAGCAACTGCACACTTATCGTGTTTCTGTGCAAGGTCAGCATGAATGTAATATTGCTTGTCTGGATCTGGCTTAAAGTTTTCTGAAAATCTTCTAAAACTATCTACAGGATTTGTTAAAGTCATACAGTTAATAAGTTTATCCTTTTGCTTAAAGAAAGCATCTGATGCGTAGGTTGGTGTACACAAAAAGCGCATCATTGCATCTCCTAAGTCTGTTAGGAATGCTATCTTAAAGTCATCAATCTGTCTAGTAGGATTTACATCCCATGTTGGTCTTTTTAATGCCAACACCTTTGGAATCTTATAAGAAAGAATATGATCTTCCTCCCATGCAATTTCAAAGAAGTTGTCTGGGTTATCTTCTGGTAAGTCTTCGTTAATAATAAATCTGTGTGTTTTATCTATAATTTCTTTTTCAGCAATTACAGCATCATATCTCTGAGAAATAAAGTCTCCTGGGTATCTTGGAAAAGAAAGTAAAACTACCTTACCAAGATCAGGAAAACGAGAATCTACAGTTCCACGGAAAGCTTTATAGATATTGTCAGCAGTCTTTCCTTGCTCGTTTCCTGTTGCTACCTCTGATGCAAAGCCAGAAATCTCGTCAAGCACAGCCATAAACAAGTTCAAACCCTCATGTGATTCACGCTCTGAGTGGCCAGAGTATACTGTAATTGATTTATCAAACTCAATTGAGTCTGCTTTAGGATTATACTTTCCTGCAAACCATGGGGATCTTTCAATCTTGGACTTAAAGCCTTTAAAGAAAACATTCTTGGCCTGTTGAGCGTTAATAGCAACGTTAATAATATCAATAGCATCTCCTGCAGGCTTACCGTAGTAGACTGCTGGATCTTTTAAACATAGCATCTTATATACTACATATGCACATGCTACTGTAGATACGAAGTCTTTTCCAGATCCCTTGCCAAGTTGCAAAATGATTTCGTTCTTTGTATATTTTTTAAAGTATGATTCACCATCATCACGAATATCCATTACATCTTCTTTACGATATATCTGGCTCATGGCTTCAACAATGTCGTATTGAATATCAGAAAGTGGTGGTTGACCAAGATAGTCTGGAGACTCAACAAATGTTTTTGCATCTACTGGTTGTTCAACAAAATGGTTTTCTTTTAATACTTCTAGGAATTCTTTAAAACTCATGACCAAAAACCCACTATACAATACTTAACTCCAGAAATAACTGGGTCTGCTGAATGAATAAATTCTTTTGATGATGGAAAAACAAATAGTGTATTTGACTTTGGCCTAAATGACTTGTTAAGATTGCTAAAAGTAATTGTTCCACCATCATAGTTATCGTTTAAGTAAAGGACGGCAGATATTTTTCTAGGAAATTCTTCGGTGGTATCTACATGCTCTGCAAAAAATTGGCCTGGAACATACCTTACAACATGATATCCTTCTCCAATAGTTATATTAATACCATGTTTTATTGCATAATCATTAACAATAGAATCAACTTCTTGTCTTAGCAGATCGTTTAACTCAACATCTATTCGTTTAACGTTTGCATCCCTTATATCTTTTGCTGAAAGATTATTGTTTGTTTTGTATCTAGACTCCGCAACTCTTGCATCGGCCCATTCATGCTCTGAACAATGACCTAAAACATAGTCTAATTTTATGTTTGGTACATCATAGATAGAAATCATGTCTAAACTATTCATTGATATCCACAGAAACTATAGTTAAAACTTCTCCCTCTTTTGCTATTGCTGATAGCCTTTGAAGGATTATGTCTCTTACATCTGGGTGTGTTGATGCAATATCTCTAAGGATTCCTACCAACACTTCTTGTCTACGTTCAATTTCAACCATTTCTTCAGCAAGCTCTTTGTTTTCAAGTAATCCAGCTTTTTGAAGCATATCAATGCGCTTAGACTCAATGTCCATTACAAGTTTAATTGCTGCTGTTTTTGCACTAAGATTATTTGTCATTGATGCTTCGTCAATAACTTCATAAGATTTTAATATAAGTTTACTGTAGTGTGCATCAGCTCCAGCAAGTGCATCTTTAGCACGAGCACGAATCGCTGTATTGTTAGATGTTTTTTCTTTCCATTCATCAATGTATGCAACAACACGAGTTCTTGGAATAGATAATTCTTTAGAGATGGTTGTTGGATCGCTACCTTTTAGATACTCGCTAACAACATCATTCATTATGTCAAGATGCTTTACTAGTTCTTCTTCAGTTGACATACTTTCCCTCTAGCCTATTAATTTCATCCTTAATATAAAATATTGCTTTCTCAAGATCTTGAATAGTCTTTGACTCATCTTTAAGTCCTGCTCTCCAAAGATATTTAAATGCATTACCAATATTAAAATTGCGATGACGAGTAATCTGAATACATTCAACACCTGATGGATCTGATGTGTAATGTAAGGGATGGTTTACTTGATCAACTGTTATCTTTAGATTATCACTCATCTTCTTTTTCATCTTCCCAGTCAAAGACTTCTGGCATGCCTTTTAAAGCTGTTATAACATATGTTAAACCAACTGCTCCTGCAACACCTAGCCCAATAACAACTTTTTGTAATTTATTCATCGCCTACTCTTCCTTAGTCCAAATTTAGCAAGATAAACGTAGATAGTTTCTACACTTGCCCCACACTCTTTTGCAATCTCTTCTGGTGACTTCTTATCAATAAGAAATCGTTTTTTTAGCCATACTTCTGATGTATATAGTTTAGCAGCCATGATGTTATTTGTCAACCCCAATTGCTTTATCCCAGTTAGACAGAGCCCAATGCCCAATACCACAAGCATCTGCAACATCATTATCACTAATAGTTCTATCATAAACAGTATTAATAAATCTTATTGTTCTTTCTTTTCTAAGGTTTCTCTCATAAGATTTGTACCAAGAAACAGACTTTCCAGGGTTGGTAGACCTAATGACAAGTTGCTCTTCTTTTGATATCTTTTTGTTACCAATAAAGTTTTGCCATGTAATTGGAGAAACCTTGCCTATAATCTGTGTTCCAGTTTGTCCTGCTGATCCAAGAATAGCTCCTTGAACCAAGGCAAGGTCTGCAGCAGTCTTAGGACTATTCATAAATACTGTGTGCTCAATAATAATTGCTTCAAACCCACCGTATATATCAAAAAAAGATTTTACCTTTTTGCCTGCATCCATAACTTTTTCGTATGTATCTTTTCCTTCAAAGTTAATCTTTCCAACCGTTACTATGTTTTTTGTAAATGTATCAAACACTGAAAATGCAAGACTATTAGTGCTAGCATCAATAGCACAAATTCTTTTAGGCATAATTGCAACACCCCACTTAGTCTTGTTCATACTCAATAAATCCTTTAATTTCTTTTAACATCTTATCAACTGCTTTTTTGCTTACATTACAATTAGCACAAAAACCAGAGTCATTGTAGATAGAAAGGGAAGTATTGCATCCGCCTAAACATCTGCGATCCTTCCCATTCCTTTTTTGTCTACGAGTTACTTGATATCTTTCTTTAATCTTATCTTTTGTAGCAAGGTCACGACATTCAAGGCTGCAGTAAATCTGATAACTGACCTTGGGATCAAACCTATTGTCACATCTGCTACAAAGCTTCACTCAGTTCCTCCAGAGATGCTATTTTCACAACACCTACTCCAGCTTCATCACATGCCTTTTTAATTGGACAGTTTTTACAAACCTTAGAGTTTGATCTATAATTTTTTGTTGGAAGCTCTTTAACTTCCCAAGACTTACGAACAACTCTCATCCATTCAAAAGCTTCATCAATCCACTTTCGGTAATGATCATTTACCTCAACTGGAATAACAAGAAGTTCGTGGTTGTTTTTATTTTCATAAATAAGAACACCCTTTGCCTTCTTAAGAATCTTCATATAAATAAGTATCTGTACAACGTGACCCATCTTAGGCTTACCAGTACGCTTGCGATACTCAAATACTTCATTGTTAGTAGTCTTAACTTCAACAACTACCTCTTCACCTTTCCAATTAATAAAGTTATCTACATAACCAAAAATTGGAGGATCATCATTAAAAATCTTAAACTCTGAATCAATTGAAATACCAGAGTTCTTAAACGCTGTCTCAATTCTTCCATGAGCAAGAGTTCCATTAGTCATATTTGCTACTGCATATGGATCAGAGTTATCCTCAAATACTGCTCCCTCAAATGCAAGGTACCAATATCTAGGACACTCTCCATGCCCATAGGCAATAGTAGATGGACCAAAAGTTTTCTTCTGTGTGTGCTTAGGCTCACGGCCAACTAGATATCCAGCCTCAATAGCCTTTACAAGCTCTTGTGCATCAATCTGTGCTGGAGTCTCAACCTCTTTAATCATTATTTGCTTTAGTAAATTCTTTGTCATTGTATTCCTTTGTTTATATAAGTATACCAGGTTAGCGCATAATATATTTGAGTGCTGATACCAAGTTGTTGATTGATTCTGCTGCCGTGTAATAAATGTTCTTTTTTGCCCTGTCATTTTTGTCTACATTGGCCATCCAAGTAGCCTTGAAAGCCATCTTTGCTGCTATTGCCTGAAGCCTTACGATCTCTACAGTTGCTACATTTAAAGGAATGTCTGGCTTAATAATGATTTTAGCAATAAATGTAAGAGCCTGAGTTAGCTCTTCATCTTGCATATAATCAGCTATCTCAGATAGTCCATTAACCATTTCTATTGTTGTTTGTTCACTCATTTTCTTCTCCTATTATTTGTTCTATTAGTTCAAACTCTGTTATCATTAATCTTATTTTTGAGTTACCCTCACCAAGCACAACAAGTATTGCTGGATCGTTACCATTTCTAATTGCATCAGTAACCGCCTTGGCCCAAACATCTTTATTTAAAGTAAAAGACTTGGAGCATTCTTTAAAGTCAATAGTAAAATTTTTCCAGGTTGCATCACCCTTATGGGTATTACGACCAGAGTTCTTGTGCTGCTTAGCACCAATTCTTTTACTTTCCGCTTTTTCGCTCAAAGTCTTTCCTTGTCATAATAATTGGTACCCTTGACAGGTGTTTATTAGAACACATCCATGTCAGGTCTGCACTTTCTTTCCATAATCTTACAGATGTAACTTCTTCTGCACATGTCTTACAAGGAAACTTTCCTGAAAATACTTTAAACTTTTCAGACATCTAAAATTTTATTCTTAATAGAATCTTGTAGATCTAGGTCTTCACGAACCCTATTGACAAAACCTTCTCTACCCTGCACTTTAGTTCCATCTGGCAACACATACCATGCACCAGTGCGTTCTACAATTCCCATCATTTCAGCCGTATCAACAAGATCACCAATGCTATCAATACCAACATTATCTCCCCTGAAATAAAAGTCATACTCGCCAGACTGAAAGCCAGGAGAAGTCTTAGAAAATTGGAGTTCCCAGCGAATCTTGCGACCAACCTTTTCTTCAATAAGTTTATCTCCAACATGAATCTTTCCTTTAATTGCTTGATTGTCGGATTCCGATGAAAATAATTTAATAACCGTAGAAGAATAGAACTTAGTAGCCTGACCACCAGTAGGCTGCTGGCTAGTATACATAGCACTAATATTATTGCGAGATTGACTAATAAGAACAAGCATAGTAGGCTTAACCTTATTGTTAGCATAATTAAGCATTTTCCAAGCGTTGCTAAAGTCTCTAGACTCTGCACCAATCTGTTTGGTATTTTCAAGTTGTTTAAGTTCATCTGAGTCCTTTTCAAAATAGATTGCTGGTAATAAAGAAGTTATAGAATCAATAACAATAATATCAACTCCTGCATTCATAAGATGAGTTCCAACATCAACCATCTCATTGATTGTACGACATTGAGAAACAATAAGCTTTGAAGAATCTACCCCAAGACTTTCTGCCCATTTCTTATCGTATGACATTTCAGCATCAATCCATGCACAGATCTTTCCTTCCTTCTGTGCTAGACCTATCATTTGAAGGCATAGAGAGGACTTTGCAGAGGACTTAGAGCCCCACACCAGTACCTGACGACCATAGGGTAGTCCACCGTTTAGAGCACGGTTTAAACCAAAGCTGGGGGTCTCTGCATACTGTGTTGCTGGAATAGTATCTCCAGCCATTACGGTCTTTCTAAGTTTTGGACTAAGTTGAGCTAGTACTTCTTCTACTGTAAGCATTAGAATCGTACCCCATGTTTTCTTGCCAAATCATCAAACATTTTCCACCTCATTCATTGTAACTGTTCCATCTTTTGTTTTTCCAAAATCAAATTTATATACATTGCCTTCTTCAATCTTCATGTAAGCTTTTGCAAACTGCATTGGGAATACAACGATTGAGTGCATCTCTCTTCCTGCATCAGCAACTACTAAAGATGCCATCTTCTTTCCAGCCTTTGTTACTCTTGGCTTAAATGAAACTACAAAGTGCTCACCTTCTTTATATGGCAACATCTTATAGTTTAAAAACTTTACCAAGGAACTCTTAGATCCTTTTATCTCGTCAGCAGGTACTGCAGATACAATCCTATTGTCACTTGCAAGAATAAGATAAGTGCGACCAGTCTCAATAGACGTAGACTCTTCATCAAATATACCAACACTGCCAGTCTTGTCCAAAACTTCAACTCTTGACCATCCTGTTCCTCGTTTAATTGATTTTACCATACCTAATATTACAAATGATCCAGTCTCTTCGTACTCTTCAGCATCATTAATGTAAGCATAATAATGTTGTGGAATAGATGTGTTGAACTCAGGAAGGTTAAGGTACTCGTAAAGATTCTCTTTTACTTCCTGCGGATTAGCTGGATTATCTGGAAATGTAAGTGCTCCTACACATCTCATTGCCTGTAGTGCACGGCTATTTACTCCGTTACCTTTTGTAAATGTAAACTCTTCAACATCCTTGTATGATACAAATGGACGACCTGCAATATATCTTTTAGCTATCTTGTCAGATATATACTTGATGCCAGTCAATCCAAACCTAATACCCTTGCCCTCAATTTTAAAATCAATATCTGAATCGTTAAGGTGAGGAAGCTTAATAGGGATACCCATACGCTTTGCCTCAATTAGGTATTCAGTTCTTCCGTCTTTGTCCTTTTCGTTCTTAAGCAACGCAAACATAAACTCAAGAGGATAATGATACTTTAACCATGCTGTCCAATATGATAGTGTTGAGTATGCTACTGCGTGAGACTTGTTAAATGAGTACCCTGCGTGAGCCTCAAAGTCATGCCATAGATCTAACGCATCATTTGGCGAAAGGTATTGCGAAGCACCCTTAACAAATTGATCTTTAAAAACATCAAACTCTTTAGCATCTTTTTTCTTTCCAATGATCTTTCTAACTTTATCTGCTTCCGACATGGACATACC